ATTTTCAAATAATTCTCTTGATGTCTCTAACGATACTAACCTCGAAGTCAACTCCGTATATGCGAATACACCCATTGCGACCAGTATAATTAGGCTAGCTACCGTCTTCATCGGCATCTGTACAGCTGCTGATTCTGATATGTTTAGTGGTTTATTGGACACTGGGACCTCCGCAGAGAGCCAGAACAACTAACATTACAATCAGTAAACCTGTTGCATAGTAATTCATCCTGGCTATCTCCATAATTCTATTTAACTATGTAAGCTATAATTAAAACTGCAACTACAAGACATTCAACCTTGTGGTCTGACCAGTAATGCATAGCTTTACTTTTCATTTTATTAATCATTTTTTTTCTCCTCTATTTCATAGAAGAACTTGTCGGTATCTTCTGTCCGCCATGCTCTACTATCTTCAACATTCCATTCAGAAGTCTGCACTTTCCAATCAGGAATATTATCTTTCACTGTGAAAGAAGGTATATCCCATATACATCTATTGTTAGGTTGTGCTGCAAAATTACCGTCATCGAGGGCAATTATGTGAGCGCACTTATGTTCGTGCGGAATCTCTGAATGATCAGTGTCAAGTATATTAGACTCTGGATGTGCAAAGTCAACTGTAAATAAATATTTTCCTGGGTGCCATTTCTTGTCTTTTCCGATATACTTACCGGCTTGTCCGTCTAATATATCCCAACGATGGACAGAAGGATAATAAGAAAAACAATTCCAGAGCTGTAGTTCATCAAGTCGTCTTGCGGGCACTCCGGATGGTTCAAATCCCTGTTGAATAAACGCGCTAATTGGTAGGCGATAAAATATTGCACCATTTTCCATAATAGCATGAAATAGTATACTACGACCTGTAAGAGCGCTAAGACCAAACACAATGCAGTCTTCAACTTCTCCATGATGTTTTTTAAGGTCATATAAATATTCTCTTTTTATTTGTGCATAAGTTGCCGGTATGTTTGCATTCAAGTAAGCCATAATTTATCCTCATTTTATATTACCCCAATTAGGACCAGATTCATAGTCCACTTTGTTAGGTACTTCTAGTTCTACTGCAGACTCCATAATCTCTTTTATCTTATCTGCATTACCATCGACCGATATATCAAGTTCATCATGTACTTGTATATGCGGTATGATACCTTCCTTGTACAGATCAACCATAGCTTTTTTAGTCATATCAGCTGCAGATCCTTGTATCAATTTATTCAATGCTTTGTATGTAAAGGCACGCTTGATCCCTGGTCCGTGTTCCTGGAGTGCATCTTCGTGAGGCAATGCTTTATGTATCCCGAACTGGTTGGGCTCCCATAAATTAAATCTACATCTTCGACCTAGTAAAGTTCTAACTCGACCTCTGTCCTGTGCTCTACGCATTACACTTTCCATTAACATTTTTACAAAAGGGACTTTGTCATGGTACGTTCTAAACAAGTCATCAGCGTTTTCTTTAGATACACCCAGCTCTGCTTGTAATTTATTTTTACCCATACCATAAAACAAACCAAGATTAATTGTCTTGGCCTGTGATCTAGGTATGTTTGCCATGTCAGCTACAATCTTATGAAAGTCTGTATCTGGTTCATCGTTGTATGCATCAACAACTTCATTTACTTTGTACAGATCATCGAGACTGGCATAGTGTGTAACCAATCTAGGTTCTTGTTGTGAGTAGTCAAAGCAACCCCAAGTGTGTCCTTCTTCTGGTATAAACAAACTCCTGATCCGTGGTCCAAGTTCCTTGTTACGTGCAGGAATCTGCTGTAAGTTTGGATTGTTGTAACTGAATCTACCGGTCACAGTTCCACCTTGATCGGATCTAATTTGATTAATCTCTGCATGTATTCTACCTTTATGTGAATGCTTTAATATGGTATCAATAAAAGTTGTGTGAGATTTATTTATTTCTCTTGCACGTGCAATTTGTTGAACCACCGGATTTGGATGGTTCTGTAAAAAATTTTTAGTAAAGGATGGTGCTTGTGTTTTTGCGGTTACGTCATAAGGTAGGTTCAGTTTTTCAAAAACTTTGGCAATTGATCTTGCAGCCCATATTTGAATGTCTATTCCTGTTTCCTTTTTTACTTTTAGTAATGATGATTCTTCTTCTGCAACTAATTGCTTCTTCAATTGGTTGGCTGCTTGGACGTCTACACGGACACCTAAGAATCTCATATCGACAAGGCAGGGAAAAAGTTGAGTCTCGAGATCGAAGATAGATTGTACATCTTCATCTAGTATTTCTTTTTTCATTTCTTGCCATAATTGTAGAGTCAACACTGCATCTTGCTCGGCATATTCTCCAACATACATTGCAGGTAGTTTATACATCTCTGCTTTGTGATCGATGCCCCAATGCGCTGCAGTTTCCTTTAATACAGCCTCATTTTTGCCTATTCCGACATAATCACGACCCAAACTACCTAAATCATATCGAAAGCGATTCTCGTCCACGAGAGAGCCAGCAATCATGGTATCTACTATCTTACCCTCTATTTTAAGGCCCATAGACCTAATCCAACATACATCGTACATTGCATTGTGAAATATCTTAATTGCAGGTGTTTTTAGTACATCGGTAAACCATTTTATAACCATATTCTTATCCATGTTACCACCACCTTCATGTGCGATAGGATAATATCCAGACCAACCTTCTACAGCTACAGCAATTCCAACTACTGCACCATTACCAATGACTGAACCTGAACCTGTTGATTTTAAATCTGGGTCTTTTGTCTCTAAGTCAATTGCAATCTCATCATACTTTGATAAGTCTGGAAAAGATTCTGGTGGTAACCATTCTGTTTGTGGTTTGAATATAGGTTTCATGAATAATCTCTTTCTAATATCATTTCTAAATAATGTATTGCTTTATTGATGTCTTCTTCTTTCCCCTTTGACTGATGTCGACATATATATTTTATAGCATTACCCTCTGCAAAAAGCAATTTGTTTTCATTTATAAACTCTGCAGGTTGAATCTTCATTGAACGGTAGTGTTTTCCACCAACTTGATTGTCTAGTGAATCGTATGTTGCTTTTTTAAATAGGTCTTTGTTTGTCATAGATTGTATGCTTTCTTTGTTTGTGGTTCGATTATATATAAATTTTTCTCTGTTCTTGTGCACGCAACATAAAATAATCTATGTGTATCATCTGGATCTTTTTCATAATCTATAAATGCTGCACCGGCCAAGTCTGTTATTACAACTACGTTTTCTCTTTCATTACCCTTAACGCCATGTATCGTTGATATACTAATTCTAGGATTATTATCTAAGTTCTCTCCTGATCTAATCAATTTTTTTATTTTTTTTATGTCCTCATCACCTATTTCATTTAAAGCTTCATCCCAATCAGACTCTGTTTTAAGACCATACTTCTCTTTCAATGTATCTATATCATAGAATCCATCTTTAATTATTGTTTTAAATAATTTTGGATCCCAATTATCTTTAGTCATCTTTGCAACTATCTTTTTAATATCATTAAAATGTAGAGGTATACCTTTTCGTAAGTCATTCCATTTTTGTATAATCTCATATATATTTTTTACTCTAGGCACTGCATTTCTTCTTTGCCAATATAATTCTTTTTCATCTAATATGTTTCCAATATTTGCTAGCATATAGTTTGCTTGTGCTAACACTAACCATCTACCTGTTGAAAAATCTACTTCATGTAAATCATCACAATATTTAACAGATCCCTCTTCTTCTTTTGGCAACCATTCTTTTTCTACTCTGTTATGTACTTTTTTTATTATCTTGTTTGCTAGTGCAAAAGGTTTTTGTGGTACCCTTTGTGATTGATCTAGCACAGTTCTTTCACCTTCTAAATTTATAAATGTACTAACGTGTGCACCATTCCATCTGTATATGGCTTGGTCATCATCACCTGATATGTATGAGTCTTGAGACTTCTCTTCTATTTTCTTAACTAATCTCCATTGTACTAAACTTAAATCTTGTGCTTCGTCTACAAACATAACTCTTAAACTTGGTGATTCTCCACTCTCTATAAATTTTTCTAACATATCTGGAAAATCAATTAGTCCATTCTGTTCTTTGTAATTTTCTAATTCTTCAACTATAATTTCTAATTTACTTAATTGTATCTTTGAGTTGTTGTTTAAATGATAAAATTTTATTGGGTCCATCTCTTTTGATCGTGCTAAATTTATTAACTGTATGTATGGGTCTGGAGAATAGAATATACCTTCATAGTCTTCGTCTTGTCTTGCACCTTCTAACTCTATCTGCATCTTCTCTGATAATTCTTTGTAGTGTTTTGGTTGCATCACCTGGTTTTTGTTTACACCAAGTTGATTAAAACAGAATGAATGTAGTGTTTGAAAGTATGGTACATCATTAAATGATAGTTTAAATTTATCTACTGCTCTTTGTTTACCTTCTTGTGCAGCGTTCTTACTAAATGTAAAATAACCAATCTTATCTGGTGGTGTGTTAGCTAAAAACTTTTCTATGTGTCCCAGTAGTGTATGTGTTTTACCCGTACCTGGAGGACCATAAATTACATGACGCATTAGTAGTTTTCTTTCTTAAATGTTTTTGGTTTATATGTTTCTGTTTTTTTATCGTATCTAGCTACAACAAATACAGATATTTTTGTTTTACCTACACGTTTAGTTGTACAGTTTAGATCATCTTTTAACATCTGTGATGTTCTTTGATATGGAACTCTCCAATGTTTTCTTGATAGATAGTTGTTAAAGAAGTTATCAAATACAAAGTGGTGAAACCCTTCTTTGGTATAAGTA